GCCCGGCGGCTGGCGGGCCGGGGGCGGGGCCTCCCGCGCCGCCTCCGTTCCCGCCGCCGGGCATGGCGCCCCCGCCGCCGGGCGGGCCGGGCCTGGGCGGCGGCCCGGGACCGGGGCCGCCGCAGCTGCAGGGCCGGGGCTCGTGAGCGCGGAGGAGGCGCTGGCCGCGCTGGCCGCGGACCTGGTCGAGGAGATCGCCGCCGGGCGCGCGGCCGAGCTGGCCGCCGCGGCGGCCCGGGAGAGCCCCAACCCGGCGCCCGCCCCGCTGCTCGGCCCGCCGTGGCGGGAGGCGCCGCCGCGCGCGGGAGCCTGGGCGGTGCACCCGCAGCTGGGCGGGCACCTGATCCGGCATCCGGGGGACACCATCTCCTTCCACGCCTACCGGCACCTGGTGGAGCCGCGCGAGCAGCTGCCGCAGGACGATTCGGGGGCACGTGGCGGAGTCGGAGCTGGGGGCGCGGGTAGCGCAGGCGGTGGCCGCCGCGCTGGGAAGCGCCGCCGGTTACCTGGAGCTGGTGACCCGGAACAACCCGCACGGCAGCGTGGCCCAGCTGCTGGCCCGGCCGGACGTCACCGCGGTGCTCACCGAGGCGCTGGACGAGGCCAGGGCGGACGCCGAGGAGCTGGTCCGGCAGGGCTGGTACTTGGGGGCGCCGGCGTCCGCCCTGGCCCCCGCCCAGCTGGAGCGGCTGCTGGCCGACGTCGGCCGCACCTTCGACGCGCTGCCGCACCTGCACGTCCGCATCCGCCGGGCGCATGCCTCGGTCGGGCAGCGGGCGTTCGTCCCGGGGGCGACCGAGCCGGGCGCCAGCCCGGCCATGGAGGCGGCGGCCGAGCGCGCCGCGGCGGTCCGCCAGGCGGTGCTCGACTGGGCCCGCTCCGCGGCGCTGAGGGCGCGCATGACGGTCTCGACGGCGGAGGGCTCCGCCAGGACGCTGGCCGCGCTGCAGGCCGCCCACGCGCTGCGTGAGAGCGGCCAGGAGGTGCTCAAGCGGTGGGCGGCCCGCTCGGACGCGTCCTGCTGCTTCTGGTGTGACCGGCTGGACGGGGTGGCCATCCCGCTGCGGGCCAGCTTCGCCCCCTACCTGGGCGGCCCGGCCCGGATGCCGCAGGCCTCGCCCCGGTACGTGGTGTCCGGGGCCGGCGAGCGGAAATTCGGCCGGCGCGCTGGCAGCCGGATCATCTACACCCAGCCGCCCCGGCTGTACCATGGTGACCTGCAAGGACCGCCCCTGCATCCTTTCTGCAGGTGCTGGCTGGAAATAGCGCGGAGGGGAGGCAGCCAGGGACGCCGCCGTCGGCCGGAGCACCGGACGTCTGGCGTTTTCCTGAGCGCATCCGAGGTACGCGCGGTACCTGAGGACAGGTACCAGGCAGAACTAGCATTCCTGAGGGCCGCTATGCACGAGCTAAGCCTGGTGTTGAAGAGGCTGTCGGAGGGACTGTGACTACAGAGGGACGGGCGCCGCGGGAGCGGCGCCCCTTTGCTACCCGGAGGCGGCATGGCTAGCCGCACCCGGCGCTGGTTCGCGGACAGCTCGGTCTCCTACGCGCTGGCCGCCATCGCGCTGATCGAGTACGCCCGCGACCACCGGGGCGAGCACTTCGAGTTCGGCCCGCTGGACGCTGAGTCCATGCGGGCCGGCGGGCTGACCGTGAGCGGGGAGGACCTGGACGGGGTGGCCGGGCTGCTGGCCGAGATCCCCGGGCTGACCGAGTACCGCAACGGGGCGGAGGAGGCGCCGGTCCCGATAGCCTGAGCGTGTCCGGGTGGGTGGTCTGCGAGGAGGAAACGGACCTGGCCCTCGCGCAGGTCCGCGGGTACCGGCGTGTCGAGCGAGGAAGGCCCGAGTGGGTCAGGCCGTATGCCAGGCGCTGGTGGATACCCCACCCGGACTGGGTGAAGGGCCAGCAGCGGTGGGTCACCGCCGGCGAGGCCGGCTGGCGCCGGGAGGGTGCGGAGAACTGGGCGAAGGGCCAGCAGGCCGGGCGCGCGGCCGAGGCCGCCGAGGATGTCCGCGAGGGCGAGACCGACCTGCCGCGCTGGGCCCGGACGCCGGAGAACGGCGAGCCGCTGACCGCCGAGGAGCGCCCGGGCGCCGAGGGGGTGGTCGGCCAGGGCACCATGCACGAGCGGCCGGTGCACGGCTACGCGCGGCCCAACCCCGAGCGGCTGGCCCGGCCGCCGCGCAAGGGCGGCTACGCCCGGCCCGAGGACCATCCGTTCTTCAAGCAGCATGACTTCTCCGAGAAGAACATCGTCGCCGCCTACGACGCCACCACCGCCTCGCACCGGGGCCAGGGGATGCGCTGGTACCCGGACATGGCCCGGCTGGCCTGGGTGCTCGGCGGCGGGGACGCCGAGGCCGGCGCCAAGCAGCTGTCGGCCTACTCCCCGCAGGCCGGCTGGCCGCTGAACATGTTCAACGCGGCCCGCGCGCTGGCCGAGGGCCGCCCGCTGCAGAAGGGCGAGGGCATCTTCCTGCCCGCGCACACCTCGATGTCCACCGCGGCGTTCGCCGGCAAGCACTACGACCAGGTGTTCAACGGGCCGAAGACCCACGCGTTCGCCCACCTGGGCGAGCAGGGCCTGGACCACCCCGGGGACCCGATCGGCGCGGTGGTGGTCGACCGGCACGCGGTCAACGTGGCCGGCGGCGGCAACCTGACCGACGAGGAGGTGGGGTCCGCCCCGATCGGCAAGGAGCCGTTCTATTCCCACGTCGCCGACATGTACCGCAACGCGGCCCGGACCATCTCCGAGCGCGACGGCGAGGAAATCTCCCCGTCCGAGCTGCAGGCCATCACCTGGCTGCGGCAGCAGGAGCTGAACGAGGCCCGGACGAGGGCCGCCGCCGCGGCCGGGGAGAAGAAGGCCAAGGGCGCGATGGGCCTGTACACCGCCATGAAGAACCACTGGGCCCGGTGGGAGCAGTACGCCCGCGAGCACGGCATCCGCACCGAGTTGGGCTCTACCGCGCTGGCCCCCAAGCCCATCACCGCGGCCGAGGCACGCGGCGACAGCAAGCCGGTGTCGGCCGCCGAGTTCTGGGACACCGCGACCCGGGGCCGTGACATGATCGGCTCGATGCTGTCTAACTCCAGCCCGCCGACCGGCCTGACCGACAACTGGGATGCGCTGGTCCAGCAGGCCTGGACGGCGGCGCAGGAGTCCTGGGGCGGCATGACCATCGACGCGCACACCGGGGTGCCGCTGTCCGGCAACGAGAACCTGTGGGCCGTCACCGGCAAGCTGCCGTTCGGCTACCGGACCATCGAGATCCCGGAGACGTCCACCGAGGCCCAGTTCAAGCGGGCGATGGACCGGGCGCTGAAGGAGTTCGGGCCGCTGCTCGCGGCGTCCGGCTACCACCTGGGCATCTTCCACGACGACGAGAAGGGCACCATCGAGTTCGACCCGGTCATCATCGCGAGCAGCCTGGAGGACGCCAACGCCCTGGGCGCGTACACTGGGAATATCGGGGGCGCCTACAACTTCGCCGACGGTAACGGATATTTTCCACCACATATTCGAGAAGAACAGCCAGGTCCTGCACAGTCGTCTCCTAGCCCATCTCCTGGGGCGTAATACCAGGTATGCCACGTGTTAGTACTGAGGGACGCCAGGAATACGATCGAGTCCGGCAGGAACGCCGCCGGAACGACCCGGAGTACAAGAAGAGGCGCAACGCTCGGAGCCGTCAGCGCTATGCGGAGGAACCCGGGCGTCGTGAGGCCGTGCTGGCCTATCACAAGGCGTACAGGACTCAGGGTCCGGTCAACCTAAACACCAGGCGTATGCGGATTGCCCGGGGCATGCTTTGGACCCCGGAGCAGGAGGCTGAGCACCTGGCGAAGACTCACTGCGAGGTGTGCGGGAAGCTGCCCACCAAGCGCGGGCTGTTCGCTGATCACTGTCACGGGTGTCGTTGGTACCGTGGGGCACTCTGCCAGGGCTGCAACCATGCCGAAGGAATCATCGAGAAGTGGGGTGCGGCCTGTCCCGAGGGCTCGCCAATGAGGGTTTACATGGACCGGCACCGGTGCCTGGAGGCTGCCGCCATAAGCTATACTTGAGTCAAGGAAGGAGGGGCCATGGCAGACGGGAACGCGCCGGGGCAGGCGCCCGGCAAGCCGGTGCCGTTCAAGGGCATCGGGCACTGGCACGCCCAGGCCCGGCAGGCGACCGAGCACGGCAACCCGTTCATCGAGCTGCACGACGCGGCCCGGCTCCTCTCGGACGCCGGCCTGGCGCAGTCGGCGCAGCTCGTGCAGCAGGCGTTCGGCTTCCTGCGGGACAGCAACTTCGACGAGGCCGCCGAGGCGCTGCGGGCCGCGGCCCGGGCCGCGGACGCCAAGAGCCCGGCGTACGCGCAGGGCCTGCGGAACATCGCGGACGAGCTGCCCGAGTCCGACCTGGTCGGCCAGCAGCAGGCCAAGCCGCGCCGGCCGCGCCGGGGCGAGGACACCGAGAGCCTGCCCGCGCTCGACGGGGAGTAGGCTGGCGCCAGCCACTGCAGGACCTGGGCCTGCTTTAACGGGAGGGGCGGCGCATGCCGCCCCTCCCGCATGCCGAATCCGATTACCAGGTCATGGGCGATGACCTGCGTTACATCATCCCGGCCCCGGCCGACGAGCCGTACCAGCCGGTCCCGGAAGTCCCGGTCGAGCTGGCCCGCAGCCGCAAGGTGCAGGGCCGCCTGTTCGAGAAGCACATCCTCAACCTCGGGACGCTGATCCACCCCAAGACCGGGGCGAAGATCGTGATCGACGACGCCTTCGTGACGTCCATGGTCGACAACTTCGCCAGGGGCGTGGCGGACATCGTCCAGGTGCCGCTGGCCAACGACAAGAACGAGCACGTCGAGAGCCCGGCCGCCAACCTGGGCGAGGTCGTGGCCATCCGGGAGCGGGCCGGCAAGGTCTACGCGCTCATCGACGCCCGCCGGGACGCCGACCAGTTCGGCAAGACCTACCTGGGCGCCAGCGCCTTCCTGTCCACCAACTACACCGACAGCTCCACCGGCCAGAAGGTCGGCCCGGCGCTGCTGCACGTGGCGGTCACCAACCGGCCCTACGTCACCGGCCTGGAGGACTACAAGGAAGTCCTGGCGGCCTCGGACGATAACACAGCCGAGGTAGTCGTACTCACCGCAGCCCCGGAGGAGCCCGTGCCACAGACCAAGGATGAGCTGCTCGCCGCTCTGAAGGACGGGCACGGAATCGACGTTGAGGCGCTGCTGGCCGCCCAGGCCGCTCCGCCGGGTGCCCCGGACACGGCTGCGCTGTCCGCCGCGGTGGTGCAGGCGCTGCAGGCCTCCGGGGCGGTGCAGCTGGCCGCGCCGCCCGAGAAGGTCTCCCAGGACGACGTGGTGGCCGCGGTGCTGGAGCTGGCCGCCTCGAACAAGAAGCAGGCCGGCGACATCGCCGCGCTGCGGCAGTCTGCGGCCGAGGCCGAGGTGGACGGCTGGATCGCCGCGGGCCGGGTGCTGCCCAAGCAGCGGGCCGCCTACGTGACGCTGGCGCTGACCGACCGGGACATGCTCCTCACGCTGCTGCCGGACGAGCCGGTGGTCAAGCTCAACAACCAGGAGGGCCTGTCCGGCCCGGACGGGGCGCAGCAGCAGGAGCAGGACATCGACGCGGAGGTGGCGCGGCTCACCGCCGTGCACAGCCAGTTCTTCTCGCCGAACGGCACGAAGGGGAGGTGAGGTAGATGCCAGCCAACGACAGCGTTGAATTCGACTACCCGGCCAACTACCAGAAGCCGACCCACGAGTACGGCCAGCCCTGGGGCGATGAGTTCCACGCCGAGGCGGTCGCGGAGCTGCTCCTGTCCATGGCCGGGTACACCCAGCGCGGTGTCACCCTGGCCGCTGGCCAGGGCATCCTGCCCACCGGCTGCGTGATCGCCCGGCACACCGCCAGCGGCAAGTACTTCGTCTACCAGGCCGCCGCCACCGACGGCCGGGGCGTGGCCATGGGCGTGCTGCGCGATGCCCGCGACACGGGCGGCCCGGGCGCCGCCTCGGTGGCCGCGTACAACGCGAACACCAACGGGGTCAACCCGGACGGCATCACCCTGGCCGGCGGCACCATCACCTACCCGTCCAGCCCGGCCGGCAAGGTGGCCGGGGACTCCCTGGGCAACCTGGTGATCCGCGGCATCCTGAACGGCAACGTGGTGTCCGGCACCGAGACCACCAACGTGGTCAACGGGGCGGGCGTGGGCTCGGGCACGGGCCAGATCCTGGCCCAGCTGGGCGCCCGGTACGTGTCCTACGGCGGCTCGGTCGCCGCGCAGGGCCCGGCGCCGTTCCCCGGCAGCCCGATGGACGGCAACCCGGTGGCCGGCCAGGTCGGGGTTAATGCTTTCATCTTCTAGTCGCAGCTCAGAGGCCCTTTTTCGAACAAACCGAAGAAGGGTCTCTCAACGGGGACGAGTTCCTGGCCCTGCTTCAGGCCGCCTGAGCGCGTTCACTTCCCGGTAACCCGGAGGGCTGCCCGGCGGCCCGGCGCGCCCGATAGCGGGGGCATGACTGACTTCACCCGCAGGACCTTCATCAGAGCTGGCGTGCTCGGCGGCACCGTCGCGCTGCTGCCCTGGGGCGGCCGGGCCGTGGCCGGCACCGCCTCGGCCGCGGCTGGCGCGGTGCAGCCCGGCCAGCCCGTCCCGACCGGCGGCAAGATGCTCGCCCCGATGGCGTTCATGTTCCCCGACCTCCCCCCGTTCGTGCCGGACCCGGACCCCGACACCGCCACCACCGAGCTGATGGCGCTGGCTAACACCCTGCTCGATCCCAACGTCACCGCCGGGCCGGGAAACCGGGACCAGGTGGGCAGTTTCGGCAGCTCGCTGACGTATCTCGGGCAATTCATCGACCACGACAACTTCCTGGACGGCGAGCCGCAGCCGACCGCGTTCTTCGGCCGCGACAACCAGGGCAACCTGCTCGACCCGGACGGCAGCATCGTCTTCAACCTGGAATCATTCAGGTTTGACCTGAGCAGCGTGTACGGTGGCGGGCCGGCGGTCTCGCCGCAGCTCTACGCCAGCGACGGGGTGCGGATGCTGGTCCAGGAGGACAACGGCAACGGGGTCCGGGACCTGCCCCGCGACAGCTCCGGGGTCGCGATCCTCGTCGAGCACCGCAACGACGAGAACGAGATCATCGCCCAGGTGCACGTCGCGTTCCTGAAGTTCCACAACGCGGTGGCCGACGCCATGCCCGGCGCGGGCTTCGACCAGGTGGCCGCCACCGTGCGCCGGCATTACCAGTGGATCGTGATCCACCAGTTCCTGCCGCACATCTGCGGGGACGGCGTGGTCTCCGGCCTGCTCGACGGGTCCATCCCCAGCCTGTACAAGGCCGGCAACCCGAACGCGCCGCTGGTCCCGGTCGAGATGCAGGTCGCCGCCTACAGGTTCGGCCACAGCATGGTCAGGAAGGCCTACGAGCTGACGGTCAGCACCGGCAAGCTCCAGGTCTTCAACGGGACTGCCGCTGACCTGCACGGAGGCCGCCCGATCCCCAGCGGGAGGCAGATCGACTGGGGCAACTTCGTGCTGCCGCTGCAGCGTCCCGAGAACGCCGCGCACTTCAACAACCCGCGGTTCATCGACACCCTGGTCAGCTCCGGCCTGTTCACGCTGCCGATCGGCGGCCCCGGCGGCGCCGAGGCGTCCGGGTCGACGGTGCTGCCGTTCCGCAACCTGCTCAGGGGCTTCCGGTACGGCCTGCCCAGCGGGCAGGACGTCGCCGCGGCGATGGGCGAGACGGTGATCAGCCCCGCGGACGCGCTGCCGGACAACGTCGACAGCGCCGCCATCACGGCCGGGTTCTCGGGCGGCACGCCGCTGTGGTTCTACGTCCTGCGGGAGGCGGAGCTGGGCGGCGGGCTGACCCTGGGCCGGACCGGAGCCCGGCTGGTCGCCGACTCGTTCCTGGGCTCCATGACCGCGGACAAGGACGGGCTGCTGCACGACAACAGCCCGACCAGCCGGCGGTGGCAGCCCGTCCCGCCGATCGCCCCGGCCCCGGGGCAGTTTGGCCTGGAGGATCTCCTCGTGTTCGCCGGCGTGGCCGCCCGGCCCTGATCCGCCCCGCTGGCCTGGCCCCGCGCGGGCCGGACGATATGACCGGGTAACCGCCATCACGCGGCCAGGCCAGCCAGGTGGCTCCCCCCGAGGGGGCGGCGCAGGCCGGGCACCCTGACGGGTGCCGCTGCCTTCAGCGAAGCGCCTACGCAGGGAGCCCTGGAATGCCGGACATCAGCCTCCTAGAGCCGGTCGTGCTCAGGGGAGTCGTGGAGAAGTTCGTCACCCCCGAAACGCTGGTGCTGCTGAACCGGCTGGATCAGACCCCCTGGCCTTTCCCGTCCGCGACATGGGACGTCATCAAGGGCTCGCGGATGGTCGCCAAGCCGAACGTCCCGAACAGCGAGGCGCACATCATCTCCCGGCTCGGCAGGAGCCAGGAGTCGGCTGCCTTTATCTATCTGCGGGAGAAGAAGGTCTTCGAGCCCACCACGCTGCACTGGCTGCGCGTGCCCGGTGAAATTGCCCGGGTAAACGCCGAGCAGGCGGTGCTCCGGGAGATCAACGACCTCAATATGAGGTTCGACAATTTCGCGGAATGGTCGTGTTGGCAGGCCCTGGGCGGCGGCATCAACTACAACTACGCGGACGTTTCCGCGGTAGTGAATTACAAGTTCCCGGCGTCCCATTTCGTCACCCCGGCCACGCCGTGGGTGAACAACCCGTCGCTGACCTACTTCACCACGGGCGGCGCGACCGCCGGTACCGGCGCGGCCCAGGGCAACCCGCTCACGCTGGGCCAGGCCAACACCCGGCTGACCGGTGGCACCGGTACGATAACGTACGCCAACCCGGTCTCCATCCTGGAGGACGTCCGGTCCTGGAAGCGCGTGGTCCAGATCCACGGCCGGGTCCCGGCCAAGGAGGTCTTCGCCACCTCGGTGTCGATGGCGGCCCTGATGGAGGCCTGGACCCAGGCCACCTCCGGCGCCACCGTCAACATCCCCGCGACCATGCTCTCGGACCGGATGAAGGACGAGTTCTATTCCACCGGGATCATGTCAGGCTTTATGGGGCTCGTCTGGAATACGGTGGAGCAGGTTTTTGAATCGGACCTGGGCAATATCACATTCTTCGTGCCGGACGGCCAGCTTTATCTCGGGAACTATACCGATCAGCGTCCTATCGAGCTTCTCATTGGCCCGACCGCCGATGACGAGGCGCCTGACGGATTCACGGGCAAATATGCGAAAACCTGGAAGGAAAAAGATCCATCGGCCAGGCAGTATCTACTCGAATGGCACCTGCTACCGATCGTAACCAGGCCTGAGCAGATGCTCGTGGCTACGGGTATTATCGGAACTGGCGCTACCGCAGCTCCGGCCGGGTACTGGGCTGGTTCTGTGGGCAACGCTCCTGGTGGCGGTCTCATCGACTAGTCACTCTCCGTATAGCGAGAGGCCCTGACTTGACACGAGTCAGGGCCTTTCCTATTGTGACAACCATGGTGATGACGGGAGCGGAACGGCAGCGCAGGTCCAGGCAGGCTAGAGCCCAGGGCGTGGTGCTCCGGCATAAGCGTGTCGTTAATGACGAGGGCCGTGAGTGCGCTTACAGCGGACCTGGCAGCTGCGGGAACAAGTTCAAGCTCTGGTCGGCGTTCGGTCCCGGCAACGGGCCGCATGGCAGGGAGCGGCGCTGCCGGGACTGCATGGTCGCCAAGGCCACTGAGTACCTCAAGCGCGAGCCGACCGAGGTGCAGCAGCGCCGTAACGAGCGGCAGGCGAGGTACCAGCAGACCGAGACCGGCAAGGAAGTCAACCGGCGGGCGAAGATCAGGTACCGCTATGGCATCTCCGTGGGGCAGTACGACTGGCTCTGGGAGCAGCAGGACGGGCGCTGCTACTTCTGCGGCTTCGGGGAGACCGTCATTCACCATGCCTCGGGTGAGGTCATGAGGCTCGGTGTCGACCATGACCATGACTGCAGTCAGGGGCATGACCCGAAGAAGGCGTGCGAGTACTGCCTGCGCGGCCTGGCCTGCTACAACTGCAACATCTTCATCAGCCGAGCTGAGCGCTCGCAAATCCTCCGGCCCCGGGTGGCTGACCTGCTGGCCCGCCGGCCGCTGCTGGCTGCCTGACGAACCTGTCCTGCAT